GTGGGTTGGTTTCACAGTGTCATGGGATTGGATCGTAGGTCTGGTTGGAGGGAAAACTCCGCCAGGTCGACCGTCTACCAAGTCCATGGCGCTCACGAGTGTTAGGAACCGCGTTTCTGACATTCCACCGTTGCCCGTGAAGGCACCGAAGGCAAGCAAGCCGAGACCGGAGACTCAGCATGCTATGTGCGACCTAACCGGACATTACCAGAAGCAAGGCCTCGTTTATGGTACTAAGCCCGTTGAAGGTCAGCATCCCCTGCTCAACGCCGAGAAATCTATGGTTTTCCACTTAATGTGTAAGAAAATCAAGAAACTCAAAGGGAATGCACGTATTTGCGACGTTGGTGGAGCACGCCATCAGTGGACACGTACGCATTGGGGTGACGTCTTACACCCCCACGTCATGGCACCTCTGGTGTCGCCCGCAGACTTTTCGCGGAATAGTGAAAAAGATGTCGATTGTCGTTGCCTAGCCCAAGAGTGCCAACACATCGTCGGAAACAACATTGCCACGTTTTCACATACACTGTACTACTTCAAGCCCGAAGACGTGTATAACATCATCAAGCAAACAACCCTCGGAGTGGGCTTTGCTATAATTCACAAATTCCCGGAGGTCGCAGCGACCCTTCCCAATGACGAAGCTTCTTACCGGCGGGTGAGGAGTGATTCTGGAAAATTGGACCACGTTATTTTTTCTGCAAGAGGAAACCAACCATACCCATCTCACAGTGCACTAGACTGGATGAGCTCAGGCGAGTTTATCAGCTGTGACAACCGTCAGATGGTTTGGTCGGCTGTCCACCAGGAAGGAAGCACGTGGTTGTATGAATTCAGGATCAACCAAATCGGGCGCAAGCTTGTGCCGCATCGAGAACTGGCTTTCCGTGAAGTGGAGAGCCAAATCGAAGTGGCAGCAGGTAAGCATCCCTTTTTGCAACGCCACACCACTGCACTCGGTACTGTTTCTGAGAACATGCATAACTTCATCGTCCACTCCAACTCCGTTGGCGAGGAAGGCTATGCTACCGAGGTGCCCAAGATACTCGTGGAGGCCGGCAGGGTCTACATGCTTGAGCACGATCACACAGCCTCGTCCTTTCGGTCACTGACAGGAGTACTTATCAGACAATCGAAGGACATGCTTAGGAAGAAGGAAATATCTGAAACCAACTCAGACATTATTCGCACAGCAGCCGTCATAGCGTTCGCGTCGGGCATCGAAGCTTCAATCCGAGTCAATTCCGGATTAGCTACCCACCGACACGTTTATGAAGCGGCAAACCGTGCTAAAATGTTTGAGCCACAGGTATGGTCTACCAGAGCAAAGGCCTTGCTGTCAGCACTCTTATGGGTTCCATCCGGTCTCACTATCGCCAAGTGGACCGGCCATCTGAGTATGACGTTAGCATGTGTGTTAGGCGGTGCACTTGTCGTAGGCGGGCTAGCCTATGGCGCATACATCATCTACTCGAACTGGGAAGATCCATTCCAGAGCGATGAGGTGAAAAAGGAAAAGGAGAAGTCACTCAAATTTGACCGACTCCATCACCCACCTCAGGACCCTAACGGGAAATGGGGTGTGGCCGTTCCAAG